TTCATAAAATTCAAAACCAAATTGTATGCCCCAGAATAAATGCCATGACCACATTATTTTTTTCCTTTTTTCTTTTTAGATTTAGGAAATCCTTTTTTCATATTAGCATAGGCTTCTTTAGAAACTGTACTTTTCTTTTTAGAACGAGAAATGCCTTTTTTCTTACGGGCATTTATGTTAGCGTATAATCCTTTAGGCATTATTGCCCCCCCATAAATAATTGTGGGTATGCTTCTTTAATTTCTTGTATTTGCCTTGCAGCTTCACTTCGTATTTGTTCAGGTAATTGTGGATTATTAACTATATTTAAAGCTGAGTTATAATTATCTGTAATTTGTTTTTTAGCTCGAAATGCAGCTAATTCTGCTTCAGATATATTTCCAACATCGTTGCCTGTAGGAGCTTGAGCTTGAAGTAGTGAATTATTTTCTATCATATTTTGAAACATTTGTCTTTCATTGTTTGATATATTACCTACGTTGCCTCCTGTAGGGATATTTCCTATCATATTTTGAAACATTTGTTTTTCCATATCTGACACATTACCAATAGAAGCACCCGTTGGGGCTTGATTTGACATTGCTGCTAGATTTGCCATGTTCATTTCGCTATTAGATACATTGCCAAGACCTGAATTGGTCGGAGATTGACGAATCATATTAATGATGTCTGCTATATTCATTTGTTTATTTTGGTTAAACATGTTAAGTTTCCTTTACTCTAAAATTACTGCTGCAAAAAATTTGGGTACTGGCGTTTACTATTCTATTCCAGTAACAACTTTGATATTAATGGGTGCACCCCCCTCTCCAGTAAGCTCTGTGGTATGTTTTTCACTCCACTGTGCACGAGTCTTAAGCCAGAACATCATAGAAGCGGTGTCACCTTGCTTAGCTTTCTCATACAATGTGCCAGCAATGACAGCGTTAGCCTCAATACGACCCTTCTCTAGCTGAGGTTTATAGTATTTGCGTAGGGTGTCATCAGATATTGACAACATATAAGCTATATCTTCATGCCTAGTACCTACTTTAGATAATTCATAGACTGTCGTTCGGGTGGTCGCTGTTGGAAGGTGTGCGGGTCGACCTACTTTGCTTCCCTCTAATTGAGAATGATTCTCATTCGCATCTACTATTATATTTATCTTGCCACTATCTATTATTTTTTCATTCATATATTTATTTTTTTGTCAAGTGTGATTTATTTATTTTTATATTTATTTAAAATAATTGTTGACAACCTTAGTTTACATATATTATTATTTGCACATGGTGTTTAAACACCTGTTTTTTAAACTTAACGGAGGCACTAAAATGAAAACATTAACAGTAATAATTAAAAGTAATTATGGCAATGAAGCAATATATCCTGATTGCAATGAGTCTAGGCTATTTGCTAAACTTGCCAATACACGAACCCTAACGCCTGAAGCAATTAAAACAATAAAGGCATTAGGCTATAATTTTAAAGTTAATAATTCAACAACACTATAAAAAGGGAGAGTAACCATGAAACAATTATTGCCTATTGGCTTCACTTATGAAAACGGTCAATTAATACGTATCTATCCAAACCCTAAGCTAAATGACCAAATTAGAGACGCTTTACGCGATGATTGGAGAGTAAGCTGCCAACGCTGCAAAGATGACACGCTCTTTTTAAATCGTATCTAATCACATCACATAACAGAGAGAGCCCGTTTTTACGGGCTCTTTTCTTTTCTCGTCTTATAATCCCTAAGAATTGCAATTTAAGCCTTTAATTAATCAATCAATGCTCAATGTTAAATATACCTCTAGAACGCTCACAATCGCTCTGTATTGCATTTTTATTTTCTTTTGATACCTTACCATTACTTTGCAATAAAAACGCTTATAACGCGTCCTACGAAATTGTATTGAATAATTAGTTAATTTAGATTGACTTTAAGAGGGGTTTTTGGAACGCTTTAATTCTAACATTTTTTTAAATTGGAGTGAATAAAAAAACGTAAAAAAAAAGACAAAAAAAAGGCGGAAAAAATCCGCCCTAAAATTGATTAAAAAAAATTAATTTAAATCTGTCAAAATGTACTCACCACTTTTTATTTTTGCTTCAGTTTCTTTTTTAGTTTCACATAAAAGAAGATTTCGATATTTTCCTGTAGTTTTTGAATAATCCCATTTATTTTTATCAAGATATATTTTATCTTTTGATATTTTAACGATAATAGAATTATAACTTTGAAAATAACTGTTTCCGTTATCATCATCAATTATAAATTGATTAGGTATTGAATTTCCTTTTTTACTTACCATATTTTGAACATACATTTTTAAATCTCCCATAAAAAATAAAAAAATTAAACTTACAATTAAATTATAAGCATAATGTTTAAACGCTGTCAATAGTTATTTGACGCTTTGCAAGTTACGGATAAAACAATAACCATTTAAATATTCATCATTAAAATTAAAATTAATATTTTGTTTTTTTAGAGCATTAACAAAAATATAAGCGTCGCAATCTTCCTCTAAAAAATAATTATTTTTATCTTGATATGAGTAAGATGAAATTTTATCAAAAATATTTAAACTATTAAAAAAACTTTTATCTACTTTAATCCAACCGTGTCCGTTATCATGTATAAAATTAAAAACTTTCATTTTAAAATCTCCAAAAAAATAAAATAAAAAAATAAGCGGTCAATAAAAAAATATCAACCGCTAAAAAAAATTAAGATACTTGCATTGGCTTATTGCAACACGCACAATAAGGTAGTCCATATTTTTCAATTGCTGTGCGTGAAGCCCTTGCAATAAATCCGTTATCACAAAATAATTTAATCATGCGTGTTGATTGTTTTTTACGCTCTAATAAATTAAGGCTAGAGTGCGGGTAATTACCAATTTCATCTATCCATGATTGAATAGTGACTTTTAAATCATCCCCTATTTCAGTTGCCGTCATTTTCCCGCATAAACCAACGCTAGTTGCAATTTTTTTAAATTCTTTACCATGAGCTCTCACATTATCCCCAAAAATGTTTCTTTGTATAGCGTGGCATAATTCATGAATTAAAACTCCAATAACTTCCATACTGTCATCTAATGAAGGCTCAATCATCATTTCATGAAAACCACTTTTAGAACATACAGGATTATAATGTACGCCTACCGCTTTATTTTTTGAGCCTCTTACACCTTTAATAAAACTACATGATACTTTTAGCTTATCTCTAATAGTAGACAAACTCCAATCATTGTTATCGAAAATTGGCATTGCTTTATCTATTATTGCATTTAAATAAGTTTCCCTATTCATAATTATCTCCCGTAAAAATTAAAAATACAATTAATTATAGGCATGATGTTTAAACATTGTCAATCACTTTTAACAAAATATTTATTTTCAATACAGTGTATTTCATTTTTAAGCAATTTTTTCCTAATTATATTGTAGATTTTACGGTTTTCATCATCATAGGCTAACCGTTTTATTTTATTATTTAATAAAGAAAATAATAAATGATATTCATTTAAAGTAAACATAAAAAAAACTCCTATAAATATTTATAAAATTCATACCACTCTTTACTTAATTTTGTTGTATCAATGATTTTATCTAATTCTTTTTCTACAAACTGTATTCTGTCTTCAGGGCTACAAGAATACTCATTCCACATCACCCAACCATATTTGTTTGTATCTATATTATCAAAATCAATATGAGGGTCAAATTTTGCCTGATAACCCTTTGCTTTCTTGTCTCTAATAACAGGGACTATATAACCCTTTTCAATAGCCATAACAGAGCACTCGCCTATATCATAAGTTTTATACATTTTTCTGATTTGGCTTTCTGTCACTTTATCGGTCTGTTCTAAAAAAACAGAATCATCAGTGGCAACCATAACATCGTAACCATGTTTGAACAGCAATTGGCATAATTCATACATAAGACTTTTCATAATTTATCTCCCGAGTAAAAATACTACTATTTCATTATGGCATTGTAAATTTTACTTGTCAATACTTTTCTGTAATATATATTGGGTATTGGGTGTTGGGTATTGGGTATTGGGTAGCATACCGTTCGCATTGCATTGGCATTGCGTTCGCATAGCGTTCGCATTGCGTTCGCATAAATAAACTTTATACGAGCGTTTAAAAAATAACGGTTAAATACCCGTTTTTATTCGTTTTTGAAATATTGGTTGACAGAAAAAAAAATTGTGCTAATAATATAAAACAGCAACAAAAAAATTGTTTTATTAAATAAAATTGTTTAAACAGGGAGAAAAAAATGGACTTACGAAATCCAAAAAATAGACAAACAATAATTAAATCATTTGCAAATGAGTTTAGTAAAATTGCCAAGAAAAAAAATAATCGCATATCATTAATTGATATTTGGGATACTGAAGCTGTCATTGAGAAAAAATTTGGGTTGACTATGAAGCAATCAGGAAAAATGTCGTACCAAGTATTAAATATGTATGCAAAAAGGGAGGAAATAGCATGAATAAAAACATAGCTATTACATGGGGGATACAAGACGTAAAAAAATTAGAGCCTACATTAACTAATAAGCAAGCATGGCAGGTTCTACGACTTGCTAAACGTAACCATGACTGTAATGTTGGTATTAATTGGGATGTTCTTGAATATTGGATAGGGGAGGTAAAATAGCCATGATTGTTGAATTTATTCTAATCGTGAGCAATGTAACAGCCTTTGGTAATCATGAGACTATCGAAGGCTCTTTTAGTACCTGTGCTGAAGCCGCAACATTCTACGAGACTTTCTATCGTGGTAAAGATAAATACGATGGTTATAGATGTATACGGGAAGATTTAATTAATAAAGGAAAATTTGATGGGTAAAAATTATAATCAATACATAATAGACGAGCAACACAAAGGTAAGTATAAAACTACTGAAATAATAATAAATCCTATTACACAGAAAGAATTAACTCTGACATGGGATTATTGTGGCAGATACCCTACGGAACAAGAACGAGAAGCTACTAGGCAATACGCAATCAATTTACAAAAACAAGAAAGAGAGAAAGCAAATGAAGGGAACGAATGAATATTTTGGAGACGAAAATGAACTTCAAGAGGAGCGAGAAGAACAAAAATTAAAGTATGAAGATGGTCTATACGACTATTTCAAAAATTATGATAAAACTGATTAGAAAGTTATGTTGACAATTTAAATAACTGTGATTATAATGGTTATTCAATTTTTTTAGGAAATTATATGAAAATATCAGATGTTTTAGCAATGCACAGTAATTCACAGAGTGAACTAGCAAGAGCCTTAAATGTATCAAGACAGGCAGTTAATATTTGGGTTAAGAAGGGGGAGTTGCCTTTAATAAGACAAGTATGGTTATTGGCTGAAAAAAATGATATAGAGGGGATTAAAAATGTACTACGCAAGCGGGTATCTAGTATTTGATTTTATGAATGAACCAATCCGTTGGTTTAGTACATATGAGGAAGCAAAGTATTTTATTAGCAATCGTCATGAGTGCAAGATTAAAAAGCAAACCATAGATTTTAATAAAGAAGAACCATGTTTATTTTAGGGAGAGTATTATGCAGTATTATAATCATCATATCGGTGATTTTAAAAGAGACACAAGTTTCTTATGCCATAAAAAACGCTCTATCTACCTTGAGTTAATCTGGCTTTATTATGACACAGAACAGCCTTTACCCTTAGATATTTCATTGTTAGCACGTAAGTGTGTATGTGATGAAATAGAAGTCTCAGACATCTTATCATTATTTTTTGTAGAAGAAGATGACGGGTACCACCACAAGCGTATAGACGAAGAGTTACAAAAAGTTTATGAGCGAAGTGAGAAAGCAAAGCAAAGTGCGTTTAAACGTTGGGAAAGTAAACCAATAACTGTGCGACAGAAAAAGGTTATAGACTCAACACAGTTTGATAGGTTTTGGAATATTTACCCTGCTGTAAGACGTAACGCAAGAGACAAATGTTTAAAAACATGGGCTGTTAAAAAATGTGATGACAAAATTGAAGAAATAATAAAGCATTTAAAAGAAATGATAGAAAGTGAGCAATGGAGAAATCCGCAATTCATTCCGTTAGCTACGACTTACATTACTCAAGAACGATGGACAATGATAGACGACAGCCATTCTAAATGGCAATTAGGGGGAATATAGTGAGTGCAATGAGTGTGGGAGATGTTATGAAAAGACTTACTATTACCAAGTCTGATGTAGACGAATGGACAGGTGAGCACGTCACAGACTTTAAAATAAAAACTACCTTAGAATATGCTGACGATTTGCTAAAGTATTATAATGGCGAATTTAATCAGGGGCTTAGTTTAGGTTGGAGTAAGACAGATGACTATTTTAGGGTAAGAATGGGTGAGCTTACGATTGTGCAAGGGGTATCAGGTAGCGGCAAAACAATGTGGTTATCACAGGTAACTATGTATTTACTAGGCACTAAAAAAGTAATGATAGCCTCGCTTGAAATGCGACCTGTACTTACCTTGCATAGATTTGTAACACAGACAGCAAAAACGTGTGAGCCCACAGAAAGTTATATACATGAAATTCTAGACAGGGCAAATGAAAAGTTATTTATTTATGACCAAGAGGGAACGACCACATCATATGATATGGAAGCAGTTGTATCTTATGGAAAACATGTACTAGGTATTGACGTTTTTGTTATAGACAGTTTGATGAAGATGTCTGATATTAATGAAGATAATTATGATAAGCAAAAGAACTTTGTAGACAGGTTAGCTGTAATGGCGAGAGATTTAGGTGTGCACATTTTTTTAGTCTGCCATACAAAAAAGTTATCAGAGGATTTTGATGTTCCTGAAGCGAATCATATTTTGGGCTCCTCTCATATCCGTAATTTATCAGATAATGTTGTTGCTATATGGCGTAACAAGCATAAAGAAAGACGTATGGCAAACAATGAGTTGACTGATGAGGAGATGCGTATTATTCCTGATGCTAAACTTTGTATTCAGAAACAAAGAAATTATATTGGTGAGAATAGTGAAGCAATAATTAATTTTTGGTATGACAAAAAGTCATTACGATATAAGGAAAGACCATGACAACAATGAATGATTTTGTGAAAAGTATTAAAGAAGTTTTTGGTAAAGAAATAGCGTATAGAGTAAAAGCAAAAGATGGCAGAATTTTTAAATCGAACAATTGGGATTCTGCTGTAAAGCGTTTAAACATTAAAAGACGTGATAAGTAAAACAAATTAGACAAATGTTTTAATTAGCGTTAATATTAGATTGTCATATATTTTTAGGAGATTATTATGAGTGCATTAAATGACAAAATAGATTATATTATTTTTGAATTAACAAAAATAACAAATGATTTAGATAATTTAAACAAAGAATTAGATAAGCAAGATAAGATTATAAAGGCAAGAGAAGTTGCTGATATAAAACTTTACAATGTAACTAAACTGTTTGATAATGGGAGTTAATCATGAGTAAGTTTGCAGAATTAAGAGAGATTAGTGTTACCCAATATGTAGAAAAGAAAGGTAAATTTACTTATCTATCTTGGGCATGGGCGGTTGACCAATTATTACAACAAGATGAAAAAGCTACATGGCAATTCAGAGAGCCAACCATCTATCCTGACAACACCATGATGGTATGGTGTGATATACACGCTTTCGGAAAAACCATGACATCTTATTTACCTGTTATGAATAACATGAACAGGGCAATTAAAAACCCTGACGCTATGGCTATAAACACAGCTATGCAAAGATGTTTAGCAAAAGGTATTGGTTTGCTAGGTATAGGGTTATATATCTATGCTGGTGAAGATATACCTGAAGGCGACCCTGCTGAAATATTATGGAAAACTTATGAAACACAAGGTAAAGAGGGGGCAATTGCTTACTTTAAAAACTTAAATGAAGAGGAAAGAAAGCATTGTGAAAAAGTTATTGAGAAAATAAGGGAGAGTAGCGATGGAACAGAGAAGTGATGAGTGGTTTCAAGCAAGACTAGGCAAAGTAACAGCAAGTCGTTTAAACGATGTTATTG